TTTCTCCATCCCATTGTGTAGACTGGAGTCTTGTTGCTACTTTATTTTCAGCATTTTCTTCTGCGATTAGATTAACTCCATCTATGATTTTATTTGTAGAAGTGATTCCATAATTACTTTCTAAATACCATCTAAGACCTGCATCATCAGTATCTGTCCATAGTCTATCATCAGCTTCAAATTTTCTATCCCAAGGTACTCCATCTCTTACTAATATTCTTGATGAAAAGATATCTTTGAAAATTTTAAACTTTAATTCCTTATCATTTCTTAAAATTAAAATTATGTTGGACAGAGTGCTAAGAGCTTTCATACCATCTGCACTGTACTGGATATTATCTTTCCAGTTGTCATCATCTTCAACTATTTCACCTTCTAAAATTTCTTCATTCTTATCATTTACTATTGAAAATTCTGCAATAGCTTTCTGTTGTCTTTCTTTTAATAAATCTTTTCTAACATTTGTCTTTGCCATTACCCATTCTTTCATAGCAAGCCAAGAAGGTAGTTTGGCCACAGGAGTATTAACTTCTGCTTGTATATCCAAATGTCCAAATTTATGCAATCTTACTAAGTCAAAAGCATTTACTAATTTTTGGCTACAAGGATCAGTAGCGTGGTGAGAATATAAGAAAAGTCCATCTTGATATACAATAGCTCCAGCTGTAGTACTTCCACCTATAAATGTCAATCTATCAGCTACGTCACAAGTTTCATAAGTTCCCGGCAAAAACTCTTCTATAGCTTGGTATATATTAAATCTTCTGCAAAATGCTCCTACCATTCCCTCTTTTTCTAAAGGGTTTTCTTGCTTCTTCAGCATATTCTGATGTAGCTTTTGAGCATCTGGAACTTCTGGCCAGGTTGATATATCTTTCCAGTTGTCATACATATTAAGTATGGCCGCACCATCTAACATAGGTTTATCGGCATAAGTAAAGACATAATCACTATCAATAGAATGACTTGGCCAATACATTAATCTAACTGCTTGAAAGGTAGTAGGGTCACAATATCGTAACCCTATAAACGATGCTACCTTTCTTGCAATAGGCTCATATTCTTCTGCACTAATATCTTCGGCTAATGGAAATATGACCCTTATTCTAGGTTTAGTAGTTTGGTGCTTACGAGTGCTATACACTGCATAAGCACACTCTAAACTATTAAGAGTTTTAATAATCTTAGTATCATCTTCATAAGCCAAGTTATCTAAGTCAAGAGTTATTAAACTTCTGCTTTCAACTGCTTCGCTTCTTCTTAGATTCCCTTTTAACTTTCCACCAACAAAGCCTCCAACATCCTTAATATCATCTTGCTTAGACTTAGAATAAGATAAGAACTCATCTAATGTTTCAGCTGTTACTTTTGGTTTTCCTAATCTTTCAACAAATTCAGACCAGGTAATTTCAGTTGTTACCCACTGCTTGGATAATCTGTTATTTGCTTCTGATATTATTAATTTTCTTGAGTTCTCCATCTGTTATCTCCTTTTATTCTTTAAGCAATTTATCTATCAAATCTGAAGCTTCTTCATATTTAGCACTGAATAATTGATTAAAAATTTCATTTAAGATTAAAACCTTCTTAGCTTTCATATCTTGTGTTATTCCACCCATAATATTAAGCCAATTAGATTGACATCTTTTAGCTATTTCTTCTTTCTCATTTAAAGCTAGTTCATGAGGTATTATTTTTTTCATATCTATTAACCAGCTTAAATATTTTTTAGCTTTTTGATAGTCCTCCTTACCATTTTTCTTCTCTGCTCTAATAAGATATTTAGTTACATTTCCTTCTAAAAAGAACATAAAACCTATATCTCCTAATCTTCCTCTGATAATATCTATACTTTCAAAATTACAGCCTGGTATTTTATAATGGCTTGGGCTATTTACATTATCCACTTTCTTTTCCAAAGTTCCCATTAACTTATCTACCTTTTTTTCTGTATTTTCTTCTCCAATAATATCTATTACTTTTTTTAGCATTGTGGAAGTTTCTATATCTACACTTCCATTTTCTACAAGGGATAAAAATGATTGAGTTGCACCTATCTTTTGAGCAAAATCCTTTTGTGTTATTTTGTTCTTTTCTCTATATTCCTTAATTCTTTTTCCTATTTCCATAATTTCCTCCTTTAAATTTCCTTGAATTTCTTTAAATATAAATTATATTTTCCATTTCTTTTAATGGATCTCATTTTTTCCATACATACGCCAGGAGTTCTTCCCAGCATTAAGGCTATATCTTCCCATTTCATTGTTTGTCTATAACCTACTAAATCTATTTCATCTTCTTTGCTCCATTTAGTTTTGTGATTAGGAAATAGTTCTGGGTTATACATTAATCTCTTAGAATTTTTATATCTTTTAAATCCACTAGAATCTACATAAAAATCTGCCATAATTTCCTCCTAATCTTTCATATAATAACTACCATTAAACCCAGCAGCATTTAATATTAATCCTTTAGCCCAACTTATTTCCTCAGTCATAGTTTGTATAACTTCCTCTAACTCAACTGTTGTTGGAACATCAAGTATTACCTCATCATGAACATGAAATACTATTGGCCACCCTTTTGCTTTTATTCTTAAAAGTGTTTCAGCTAAACAATCTCTCGCTATGGCCTGTACAATATTTTCTGTTAATTTTCCACCATAAGTTGGGATAACTTCCCACTTCTTAGTAGTTTGGTTAATGCCCATATAATGCATCTGCATTTGTCCAAACTGATTTTCTTTTAAAAATGGTTTTGGATAGAAAAGTTTTCTACCACTAGGTAATTCAACAGTGAAAAAGTCTTGGCCATAAATAAAGTCATACTCTCTTGCTAACTTTACGCACTTAACCATTTGAGGTTCTCCAGTTTCTAAAACTTCAACTGCAGCATTTTCTAATGCATACCACAGCTCCACAATTCTTTTTGATGATTTTCTCCATCTATCAACAATGTCTTTCATTTCTTCATCAGTCAGCCCCATATCTGCTGCACCCATAGCAGTTAAAGCTCCAACACTACCTTGGTATCCTAGTGCTAGCTCTGCAACTTTACCTTTAGCTCTAAGATGATAATTTTCTTCTCCTTTTGCTATGGTGTTAATAGGTACTCCAAACATTTGAGAGGCTGAGGCTTCATAAATTTTTCCATGAGTTTTGAATACTTCCATTCTCCACTCTTCACCAGCAAGCCATGCTATCACTCTTGCCTCTATTGCTGAGAAATCTGACACAACAAAGTGATTACCTTCAGATGGTATAAATGCAGTTCTAATAAGTTGTGATAATGTATCTGGAATATTTCCATAGATTAGCTCTAATAGTTCCCCATCACCTTTTTTTATGATATCTCTAGCAACATCTAAAGTTTCTATATAATTACGAGGTAAGTTCTGTACTTGAACTAATCTTCCAGCATATCTTCCAGTCCTGTTGGCTCCGTAGAACTGCAAGAGCCCCCTCACTCTCTCATCATTGCACATAGCTTCGTCCATAGCTTTATACTTCTTAACAGATGTCTTAGAAAGTTCTTGTCTTATTTCTAAAACTCTTCTAGCTTTTCCTTCTTCCATGGTGCTTACTAATTTTTCAACAGTAGCTTTCTGTAAATTTTCAACTTCCTCTCCTGCTTCTTCTAACCATTCTAATAGTTGCTTAGCAGAGTTAGGATTATCAAGTTTAGTTATATCTCTTGCTTCTTCTAGTAAATTAGCCCTTGATAATGCATCTATATATAAAGCTCCATTAACTAACTTACTATCTACTTTAACTCCGTAAGCATTCATAAAAGTATCTAATACCCACAATTCCCACTCTCTGTCAGGGACAGGAAATGCACTTAATCTTCTACCTATCTCCATTTCTGTAACTACGTCTTGGATACAGTATTCCTTAAATAGCTCCCATTTTTCAGGAGCATGTTGAGGTAAGTTTCTAGTTCTATTCCCAATACTTTTAGTAGCTTTGCAAGGTATACAGAAATATCTAATTAAAGCACTACCAGTTGTTAGTTTCTTCTTGTCTTGTGGTAAACCCATTGCATTACCTATTGCAGCAAGTCCTGCTGTATATCCACAATATAACCCATGTACCATAGTGCATTGCCATTGTTCTAATGGAGTTTCTATTCCTGCCATATTTAAACACTGCCACTCAAAGACAGCATTGTATGCATACTTAATACAATCCTTGTCTTTCAAAAGTTCTAATACTTCTTGTGGTATAGCTTCACCTTGTGCAAGGTCAACTATTTTTACATCTTGCCCATCAATAGAATATGCAAATAAAAGTATCTGAAAATCAGCACTCATTGCGTATTTGTATGAGCCAGATTTGGTAATATCAACAGAGCTAAATGTTTCTATATCTATATTTAAGGTTCTCATAATCGCTCCTTTTTGAAAGTGAAAGGCAGTTTTCACTGCCCCTCTATTAATTTTTTTAACTATAAATTTTATAGTATTGGCTCACCAGTTACTGGATCTATTTCCACTTCTCCAAATTCTTTTTCTGCTTTAATTCCTGCTGCTGATAAAGGTTCTCCGTCCATTAGCTTTTGCACATTACCTAATCCACAACCTATTCCTTTTTTTCCACTTACTGCATAAGGGAAAAAGTTTACTGATACTCTCGCATAAACTCCTGAATAAATTTCAGATTGATTTAAAATTGGTTGGGTTTTTATATCTACTATTCCCGGTTGATAATCTATTTTTGCACTTGCTGTAAATACCCAATGCCCTTTACATTCTGGTCCAAATTCTTCTCCATCAGATGGTCTTGTTCCATCACCATCGTAAATAGGGATAGTTGGTTTTGGAGGTTTTACTCCATTCCATACACTGTTAATTCCTTTTTCTATTGCTGCATTTATTGCGGCATCTAATTTTGCCTTTGTTTGGACATCAGTTTTTGGAACTAAAATTGTACAACTGTACTTTTCTTCTTGCCCTTTTTCTGCTGCATAAGGTTTAAATAAATGTACAAAACTTAATCTTACTTTTCCTGTCATTACTCTTGTTTCATTAGCCATTAATATCACTTCTCCTTTATAAACTATTAATATCTTCTACTACACTAAATTCATCTTCTGCCTTTATCTTGTTTGTTATAGCTTCTCTTTTATCAGAAGCTTCTACAAGAGTTGGCTTTCCTACATTCATAGCTATTAAATCTCCAACTAAATTATTAAATTCTTTTTTACCTACTGTCTTTTCCATTTGTGCTAAGGTTAAGTATTTTCTTTCAAATAGCAACTCCTCAGCTATTCCATTATCAACAAGTACCTTTATAGCCTCATCAGTATTTGTGAAGCTTCTACTGCCTCTACCATTAACTGCCTTCCAGCCAGGTACTTCATTCCCTTTTAAACTTTCAGATAGTGCATAATCTTTTAAATCATCAGCCCATTTAGCTAAGTCTTTTGCCTTTTCTAATATCTGTCCTATTTCTTCCAGGGTTAATTGGTCAGCGGCTTTAAACTCATATTTTGCAAGTTCAAGGTTTGCATTAGCTCTTTCTCTACAAACAGCTTTTGCTTTACAAAATTTGCAATGTTCTCCACAGTTAAAATCTCCTTCGCCTTTTAAAGCCATAGCAGCCTTTTCTTGTGCTATCTTTGCAAACTCTAATAAGTAATCCAATCTACATTCCCAAGTGTCTATATTGTTAAGTCTCGGCTGTACAATTGACATTTTAATATGCTCTATCGGGAATATCATTTCATAAGCTAGATATGCTCCTAATGCATATAAAAGTAATTGAGCATTATTTTCCACATTTACTGGTACTCCTTTTCCATATTTAAAATCTATAATGTGTAAGGTATCATCAGCTATTAAAATACAGTCAGCAGTACCAAAGCCATCAGGAACATACTGTGAAAAATCCACTTTCTGTTCCACAGCTGTATGAGGAGTAGTTGAGTAAGAGTACATTTGTTCCTGGATAAACTCCATATATTCATCTGTGTACCCTTGCATTTCTTCCTGGTAAAGTTCTTTATCTTTAAGTTTCTTCATAGATGTGGTAAATTTCCTAGAAGTTAATCCAGGATCTATTAATTTTCTTACCTTCAATTCTGCTATTTCATGTGCCAAACTACCTTCTTTTGCATATTCACTTTCTACATCTTCAAATTGTTCACAGAGCTTGACAGAAGGTGGACAAGCTATCCACCTTGCAGCACTAGAAGGTCCTAATAGTGCATGTGCCATTAAACATCAGCTCCTAAGTTTTTAAGTTCTTGTACAAAAGCTCCATACTTTTCTTTTGGTAAAAATGTAATAGCTTTAACTTCAAAACTAGCTAATAGATTTACCAATGCTGCTCTGTTATTATCTATGTCTTTATTTACCCAAGCTGCTGCTATTTTTTGTAAATCCGTAGCAGTATACTCAGCAGTCTTAGTTGGTAGAGGTGTTGGAACTTCTGCTGGTGCTTCTTCCTTTTTAGCTGGAGCAGTAGGTAGCTTTTGAGTAGGTGCTTCTTCCTTTTTAGCAACTTCTTTCTTTTCTTCTACCTTAGCAGTAGTTTTTTCCTCTACTTTCGCTTCTGTTTCTAAACTTGATTTTATAGATGTTGTTAATTCCTCAGTAGTTACTCCAGTAGAGTTCACTTCTATAAATTCCCTTATTTCTTTTTTAACTTCTTCAACACTTCCTGTAAATTCTACTTTTACCATTTATTTATCCTCCTATTTGCAATTTTTTAAAATTTGTGGTACTTTATATTTAAAAGTTGTATGTTTGTCTGTTGTTGATGTGGTAGTCGCAACAGACTTTTTATTTATTCTCAGCATACTGAACACCTCCTTTATTCCATGTATTTCCATAAATCTTTAACTGGGATAGTTAAAGTACATCCATACATATCTTGTAAAACTGCTATACCATTATCTTCTAACACCAATTCATACCAAATTCCATTTATTAAAAATTTTGTCATTTAGTCCTCCTACAATTTATCTACAAGTCTTATAATAAGTTCCCCAACTCTAATCTTTTCATTGATTACCTTAATTTCTCTAAAATCATCCATGTAAGATTCCAACATTTCTTTAATTATTTCTTGTTTATAACTAGATTTATTAACAGGCATTTCTTTTAAAACTTTATATTCAGTACCAACTTTTTCTAAATATCCTTTATTTTTTTAATCTATTTAAATATGTTTTAACAACACCTTCGCTTATATTCAAATCTTCTGAAATTTCTTTATTTGTTGCATGAGTGTTACTTCTTATATACTCCAAAACTTCTTCTATTTTAGTCGTTTTTACCAACTCCTTTAATCTCTTAATGCCACAGGCATAACTATATAAAATAGATTATCCTTTCTGAACTGACAAGCATTCCTATTATTTTTAGCTAAAGCAATATCAAATTTTTCATCTTTCACATACTTTAGCCATAAGTCCATATATTTAAAATTTAGAGTAGTTTTTAACTTAGATCCTTTATTGTCTAGTTCTAAAACATCTAGCAGCAGTACAGAATTTCCATTTGGATATGCTTCTACTATTAGTTTTCCATCTTCAAAAGAGAAATATCTCTTTTCATCAGAACTATCTGTCAGCTTTAGCATTTTCCAAACTAAATCATCCGTAATCTTGTTTAACGATCTTGCTTTTGTATGGCTTCCATATTCATAACCCTCAATAAATACCTTAATGTCGGGTACTCTTTCCCTGTTTACAGGTTCATACTCCGTTACTTCACTACCTACTTGAATGGCTAACTTCCCATTGTTTAGAACTGCCATAGAGTGTGCCTTTTTTAGTTCTTCTAATGCGTCTGCTGAATACATCATCACCTTATCTGAGCCTTGTAATTCCTCTCTGGTATCTTTTATTACTGCCATTCTGTAAGTATCTGTAACCCCAACATATTTCCCAGAAATAATTAGTCCATTTAACTCTTGATTTTTAGCTATACTAGAAAAGTGCATTAAACTTTTTATTTCTTTTTCTTGTAGCACTAAAACTTGTTTTCCCATATTTTGAGCATTATATTCTCTTATATTCAATCTTTTTTCTCCTTTCTTAATTCTGCCAACTTAATTTTTAACTTAGCAATATTTAATCCTGTCTTAGTTAACTCAGCAACAGAACTTATTAATCTACACTTATTAAGTACTTTTAATTCGTTTCTAGTTACACAGATTAAATTTTCAATACTTAAATTGTTTTTATTACCATCTGCAAATTTAGCATTATCAGCATTTGCATCATAAACAACTTTTACTCTTTGTCCTAATACTACTGTATTGTTTTCTGGGTTAAGCACATAATCCCATTTCGCTAATGAATCATGATCTGCATAATCACTTACACCTGCTGTATCTTTAGTAAAATAGTGTAGGAATTTAGCATCTTCTTTTGTCGGTGTATATGCTCCATCTCCTTTAGCTACTAAGTACCCTACTTGACGTTTTGGAGTTTCGTTATTTTGCCCGCCAGGTTTTTCACTGATAGAAACATTAAGTTTTTGGGTTAATGCTCCTCTTAATACTAGAGACGACTCTTGGTCAAGAATCCTGATATCTTTTTCATCAAATTTTGCATTAGGTGTAATTGTTACATCTTTTTTAGCATAGATACTTGCACCCGCATATTCTGTTGTTTTTCCTGCATTTTCTTCTACCTCAGCAGTACCATCACTTACTTTAGAATTATTTTCAAAGTTGGCTGTATCTACTAACAGACTTCCATTATTATAAATTCCTCCACCATATTTATAAGCTGTATTAGCTGTCATAGCTGTCTCTACTCCACCTAGTTCTACAGTTCCATCATTGTAAATTCCTCCACCTCTTACAGAGAATCCATTCGTAATAGATCCGCCATCGACTCTCAATGTATTTCCTTTACCTACATATATACCACCACCACGAGTATCTTTCCAAGAAAATTTCGTTCTAGTGTTAAC